ATTATCATGAATTACATCTGCCCTTGTAATCTTGCCATTGCCACCACTTAATGGAGTCCTCTGACCACCAAAAAATGCAGCTACTTGTCGTTCTCTTTGCTTCCAAGCTTTATCACTCATATACTATATTCCCATCTTATTCTTTTTTGTAATTGTATATCCTGCCATAAACGACCTTGCCTTGTTGTCCATCCTGTATCTTTTTTAAAAGGTTGGGTTTCTCCTGTTACAAAAAAACCACTAGCTTTTAAACTTGCTGCATTTTCTGATTCTAATGTATAAGTTAATACTCTTTTACCTCCCATATGTTTCCATATTTTCCAAGCTCTTGAATATAATAAACTACATAAATTTTTAATACCATTTTGCCTAGTACACATTCTTAATATTTCTAAAGTAAATCCATCATCTAATCTTCTAGCTACAGGTCTACCTCCAATACAAACAGCTTCTAAAACATCCTGTACAAGAACACCTATACAAAACTTACATCCTGTTACCTTTTTATTATGCTGATGGTATCTTGTTACAAATTCATTTGCTGTTTTAAGATTTAATGGTACAACTTGCATACCCTTATGTACCACAAAGTTAACCTATGTGCAAGTAGTTAACAAAAGTTAATAACTAAATATCCCCTTTACTGTGTGGAATGAAGCACCTTATATGAATCGTCTTGCAACTTTGGGGTATAGGGGTATATTGTAGTCAAAACACAGGGTCACCTTACTTTCTAGCAGTATATATACAAATTTAGCCCTTAGGTGAGTGAGTGTGTGAGTGAATGGTCTTATCTCATGATGATTAAAAGATAATATGAAGTGTTATTAATACTGTTATATATCTAATGTGTTATAGAGTTCTTATCTATACCTAGTTGATTTAAGATACTTGTTAATTCTAACTGAAGTTGTTCTTCGCTTAAATTCTCAATCTTATGTTGGTTTATAACTTCGCTTTTACTTGTACCAGAATAGTTATTCCTATCTAGTAATTGACAACTTGCAGACAATTGAACTGATTTAGGTGCTTTCTTATCGTTTACTAATTCTATCAGCTTATTTATTGCAATACTTACTCCAGATTCTAATTGTTGAAAGTTTCTTTGTTGAATCTGGTCTTTTATATAATTCTTTCTCAATAACTGATAACCATATTGTGAAGGATATTTACAATCTGGATATGCTTTTCTAACTGCGTCAGGTGTTTTTAACCCTTGTAATATATAGTTTATAAAATTTTCTTCTTTTTCTGAAAACCTTGTTTTCTGCATAGTTTTACCAATTTATTAATAAATTATAACATATAGTTAAAATAATACTTGTAAACTTTGGTTAAATATGTATATAATTAACTTATGTTAATAATATTAATCTTAATAAAGGGGTAAATAATGTTTAGATTATTCAATATATTTGCATTGTTTATGATATTAGGTTGTTCATTCTGCCTATATCTATTCTATACAATGGTTGCTGAAGTAGAGGGAGGTTTTATGGTTTTACATTTAACTCAACAAATAGTGATTGGAATGTTTTCAGTTTCTTATTTTTTTGGTGTTTTACTTTTTACTTTGGTTTTTTTAAATAATATTTTAAATGGGGGTAAATAATGAAAAAAGTAATAATAAGTGAATCAGAATCTATTGCATTAAAAGACATAATAGAACATTGGTTTATGTATGTTAATGATGAAAATTGGACTTTTGACAATGGAAAAAGATATCAACCTTTTATAGATAATATCGTTAAAAAACTATAAATATAGGGGGGATTTATTCCCCCTTATTTCTAATATTAGGATATTTTCCTAACTGATGATTACAATTAAGTATGAAATTAGAAACAAAAGAAGGGGTAAATAATGGATAAAATTCAAAAAAATTATTTAGACAGAATAGTTTCAATGTCTACTTTCTATTTAACTGGTTCTAATGTAAGAAATTATAAATTAAGTAGTTATATTGATTTACTTTTAAAATGTAAAAAATCATTTAATTATATTGGTGATACTAATTATAGATTTAGAAATTTACCTAGTGATATAAATTTATTTATAGTTGGTAAAAAACTATGGAAAGATAAAAAATATAATTCAAATGATTCTTTTAAATTTAATAACAACTATTATTCAATAATTGAATCTTTCAATAATAAACATTCATATGGGAGTAAATAATGACAAATAATTATTATAAATATGATGAAATCTATGCGCATTTTGAAGGTTTTATAAAAGAGCAATTAGAATATAATAAAGACTATTTAGCTGAAAATGATTTTTCAGATATACATCATGAAGCATTTAATCAAGATTATTATATTATAGGTAGATATCAGGCGAAAAAATGGTTATCTGATGAAGTCTTTAATGTAATAGAAATAATTAAAGAATATGAAAACGATAATTTTGGGGAAGTTTCTACTGATTTTTCAGAGCCAGAAAAAGTTGTTAATATGTATGTTTATATAGTTGGTCATGATGTCATGCATGATTATTTTAAAAACAATAAATTAGAGGTGGCATAATGAAAAAACCGATCTATAAATTAAATATAAATCAAATTATTAAATTAATTGATATGTTTTATTATACTAAATGGTGTACTGATTTTGATGATTGCTTTAGTGATAATAAACATTTTAAAATCTGGTTAAAAGAACGGATAAATTTAGTAATAATACATCAGAAAACAGAAAACAAAAGAAGGGGTAAAAAATGAAAGTTAGAAACATAACATCAAACAATGGCAATAAAAATGATGATTGCTGCACTTATCAATTAAAAGATATGATTGAAAAAACTTTTAAAATGTGGGGGTATTATGAATAAATTATATAAACAATCAATCATAGTTGGAATAAGTGGGTTCATCTCACTTATTTTTTTTCTTTTAATGCAATATAAATCTGAATTGTTAACAAATCGGCAGTTAGTAGTAACTCTTTTTATATATATAATAAGTGCAACAACTTTTTTCTATTACTGTTATAAAATAATAATCCAATTCATAAAGGGGGAATAAAATGCAATATAAACACATAACAGAAAATGAATCATACTTGTATAACAGATTAACTGATAATCAAATATACACATATAATAAACTGGTTGATTTTATAAATAAAGAAAATGATATTAACAAAAAAATAATTTTTCATAACTTTATGAAGTCAATTATAAAAGATAAAAAAGAACAATTTAGGGTAAGTAATGAATAAATTTATAAGAACAGTATTAAATGGCATCGCTTACAAAGTAAAAGAAGGTGATTTATATTATCTAGACACTTTAGACAATAAATATTACATGGTAACTTATTTTGAATCTTTTGAAAAAGATGAACTGCATTTTTTAAGAAAGACTCTACCAAAATTTAATGAATATTTTGGCGAATATCTATAATATAAAAGTTCTTTCCTAAAAGAACCCCTGCTAATTAGTAGGGGTTTTTTTTGTATAATTACTTATTATCAATAAAAACAAAGCAGAAAAAAATAAAAAAATATTTGACATATAATTAATAGTTAAGTAAAGTTAAGTTATTATGAATAAAAACAAAGCAGAAAAATAAGGGGTGCAAAATGAAATATATAAGCTGGCAACTAAACCAAAAGCAAAGGGAGATACATAATCTTCAAATGCGATTAAAAAAATGTGTTAAAGAGCTAGATGCTCTTAAAGAAAAAACACCTACTAGAATGTATCGTTATGTTAGAACAGAAACTATAGAAAGTGAAAAATGGTTTGATGCTCACTCTGATGAAGATGCTCAAAAAGAATTACAAAGAATGAGAGATGGTGCTATTGATTTGGATTTAGAACAAAACGATTCTGAAGTAGTAGATGAAACATTATTTCATTGTCCAGATAATGGTGAAGGTCATTATGAGATAGAGATAAAAGAAATGGAGGAAGTAAAATGTTAAACATAATTAAACGATTAGATAAAATTATAGATGACTTAAATAGTTTAGATATAGATTCTAAATTAGAAGATAAATTAT